CGCCTTCGGCACCTGTATCGAATTTCGTTCCACCCGACACGGACATGAATCAGGACCCCGATTTCTCGGGGTTCGCGGCATGAGGGACATGGAGGAGTCGATGGCACATATCTTCAGGAGACTGCGGTTGGAGAGCGGCGAGACCCTGCAGACGGTGAGCGAGCACGCCCACCTGAGTCTGGGTTATCTCAGCGAGGTTGAGCGCGGTGTGAAGATGCCCTCCACGGGCATGATCAGCCGCCTCTGCAAAGCGCATGGTGTGCGTCTTTCGACGTTGGTTCGCGATACGGCGGACCTCATGGATTCGGACGAGGAGGAGCAATGAGCACGGATGGTTACGCGCAATGGAGCAACTCGCTCTACCGCAACGAGAAGATGTGCCAATTCGCCGAGGAGCAACCCAGGGCCTTCGCCTTGTGGGGGTTCTCCATCAGCTACTGCAGCGACCAGTTGACGGACGGTTTCGTGTCGGTTTTCGCGTCGAAAAGATTCCTTTCCGCGAGGAAACGCGAGATAAACGCGTTGGAAAAAAGCGGGTTGTGGGAGAAAACCGAGGGTGGTTGGAACGTGCACGACTATCTGGAATGGCAGAATTCGAGCGAGAAAATCACCAAGAAACGTGACGCCGCGATGAAACGTCAACGCAAGCATCGCGGTGATTCCACCGATTCACCCGATTCCGTCACACCGTCTGTCACGCGTGACACGGAGCGTGACAACCCGGGTGACGTCACGGAGTCTGTCACATCGATGTCACGCCCCCAAAACCTAAAACCTAAAACAAAACAAAAAGAGAGAGAAGAGAAAAAATCCTCTCCCTCGGATGATGTTTTCGATTGGCGGACCGCGTTGGAGGCATGGAAGCCGAATCCGTCGCACTACCAGACCGCCAGGGACCAGCTCGAGAAGGGTTACGAGCTCGTCGACATTCCTCAGATCGAGCAGGATTTCAGGCTCAGCGTTCTGAGCAAGTCAAACAAGTACGACTACCGGGATTTCGATGCGGCTTTCACGAACTGGATCCTCAAGCGCAGCCGTGACCAGAAGCCCATGGATCCCGCCGCGAAGGGAAAGACCCCTGGGGGTCGTGAGATAACCGAGGCGCAGATTCAACGGGTTCTGACTCCCATCGATTTGAGTTATCCGGATTTGGATTACGTGACGAAGCGGAAGGCCGTCATCGACGCGTTGAAGCAGACGAAGAGTTTGAATACCGCGGCCCAGATAGCCGGCGCGATGCTCGATCAGGCGTGGGTGGAGATGGGTTCATGAGACAGGTCAATGCGAAGGCGCAGGCGGTGGCGATGCTCTCGATGCCAGGCAAGTGGTTCATCGTGAGCTTCCAAAAATCTGAGCATTCCGCTCGTGCTCGTGCCAGCCAGTTCAGGAGCGGCAGGTGCGGGGCTTTCGCTCCACCGGGATTCGAGTTCGAAGCCGATTCGATCAACGGACTTCCAGTGGTGTTGGGGAGGTTCCTGAGCGAATGAGCGGCGTGTGGTTGTTTTTCGTTGTCATGACGGTGGTCGTGGCATGGATCGGAAAGGGTGATTGACATGGCGTATGCGGAGATCGATTTGGATGAGTACGAGGACGAAGTTCTGCGTGATGCGTCCACTGCCGCTTTAGAGGAGGAGCTGGACCGTCGCGTGGATTCGACGCTATTGAAGGATTACAGGGATTCGGAGCGTGTGACAACGTCCCGTATGGAAGAGCTTGTCCGCGAGAACACGGCGTTGAAGATAGAGAACTCGATCCTCAAACAACGCTTGGGACGCTTCGACTGCAACATCAACCTCAAGGTGGTGAACCAATGAGCATCGCCACGGAAGAAGCCGAGAGGAAATACCCGGCATTCAGTGGAGATATGAAAAGGCGCTCGCTGAATATGCCTTTCCATATCGGTTATGTGAATGGTCGTACTGCTCCTGTGACAGAGGCTGAGATAGAAGCAGCAACGCTCGCTGCTTCAGCGTTCGACGCAGAAAACCCAGTGATTGATGACATTGATAATTATTTCAGATGTCTTTCGAACGCAGTGTTGTCTGCTGCTAGGAAGCAGGTGACCCAATGAGCACTGAGATTGATAGTGCCTGCATGGATGAGATTACGTGTCCATGGTGTGGATACCAGTTTTCGGATTCATGGGAGATGGATGACGACGATTGGGAGATATGCGAGCAGTGCGGAAAGCATTTCAGTTGGTCTCGCGAGACAAGGGTCACTTACAGCAGTCAGAAATTCCGCGCTCGCACTCGCTTGATCGGTTATCCGCCCAACAAACCATGCGCTGTTTGCGCGAAGCCGCTTGAATCTTTCAAGTCTTATCTCTGCCCGTTCTGCTCCAAGATTCTGTGCGAAACCTGCGAGAGAAAGAAAACATCCTGCTGCAAGGACTACACGCAGGCTCTTCAGGAAGCAGGTGAGTAATGAGTGAGAAAGATGAGGCAATCTATGACGATCTGCTCTCCAATCTGCCGACGGTCTCAGCCCACGCTTTTAGCTGTGGAGGACAGTGGGGCATAGGAATCGGTTTCAACCCGCATAAGACCAAACAGGAAAACCTGACTTTCACTTTCCACCAGATAAGCGTGGAGGCGGCAGAAGTTCTTATTTCCGGGCTTCAAAGAGCCGTTGCAGAAGCAAAAGATGAAAGTAACCCATTAACGCTGTTTGCCGAGGAAGCAGGTGTGTGATGAGTGATTTCACTGATGATGTTCTTCGTTCGGAGGCGGGGTTTATCCGGGCTGCTCGTAAGCCCAGGGAGTTGAGGACCACGAGGGAGGAGGCTCTTCTTCCCCATGCTCGTCGTTCGGATGCTGGTTCCGGTGTGGTTGATCCTGAGCGTCGTCTTGATGAGGCGTGTGGGAGCGTTATCCGTTCCGAGCGTATGCGGAGGGGTTGGAGCGTGTATGTGCTTGCTGAGCGTCTTCATGCCTCTCCCACGTTCGTGGTGACGAACGAGCGGGGTGAGTCTCGATTGACTCCACCGAAGATCGCTCGTTTCGCTGACGCGTTGGGTTTGAAACCCAGCGTTTTGTTGAGACGCATGTCGGAACGACTGGAGGACATCAATGAGTGAGCCCTCCTGGAAGACGAAGAGTCTCGTGGATGCTCGTGACCAGTATTCGTGCGTGGTGTGCGGTAGGAGAATCACCGGTGACTGGCCTGGTGCCTCGCGACATCACAGGTTGCCGCGCTCGCATAAGTTCCCGGGCTTGCATTTGCCGTCGAATCTGATTCTCGTGTGTGGGAGCGGGGACACGGGATGTCATGGCAGGATCCACGCGAATCCGGCGTGGGCGTATGAGCGGGGCTTTTTGCTTCATTCGTGGCAGGACCCGTTGAAGACTCCTTTGAGGCATTGCAAATACGGGGAACTTCTTATTGACGACGAAGGCTTTTGGACGGTCTTCGACGAGAAGGAATTGGAGGAAGCAGAATGAAATTCAAGAAGCTGCGTTTGAGGATGCTGAAGCGTTCAATCGAATCACTCAAGGCGCGTACCACCAGTCTTTGGGCTGATTTGCGTGATTCTGATTCTTTGGAAGACCGGGACTTGGCTGGTGCCGTCTCAGATCTGGATAACGAAGTACGTGGTCTCCTCCCCCAGGTTTTAATCCTCATGAACAAGGCTGGTGATTCCGATGAGTGATCACATCCTGACCACCGAGGAAATCCGCGAATCCTATTTGCCTATCCGCATGGACGATGACGGTCTTCCCGAGCTTGATGATTCGGAAGCTCGAAAGGTTGAGTTCGACACGTGGCTCGCAGCCCACGATAAGCAGATCGAGGAGAAGACACGGCTCTCGTATCAATGGCATCCGTCGACGAACCTGCTGCGCTCGACGGTGATCAATTCGAAGAATTTTGAGGATTTTTTATGAGCTCTCATGGAATGAGACCCCAAACACTCCGAGACCACGTCGAGAGCCACCACAGCCAGACAAACTACGAAAAAGAACGACTGCGCTCGCTGGTGCTTCAAGCGGAGAAGATTCGCACTGACGTCATTGAGGTTGGTGGCGTTTCTAATGATCCGATGCACCAAGCGGTTCTGCTGGGTGTGGCCCGTCAGCTCGAGGATGTTGCCGACAAATTACGTGATGCATACGAATTCAATTATGTGGGAGAGATTTTATGAATGATTTGCTGACTCCGCAGGATGTGCGGGACGAACGGTTCGATGAGCGTTGGCTTCGTGGAGGCTATGACACCGTGCAGGTGGATGACTTCATGCAGAGGGCCGAGCACACCATAGATTCGCTGACCAGGCGTATTCCGGTGTTCGATGCCGGTCGCGTTCCGTCGGATATCGCGTTGGTGTGGCTTGACATCGAGACGTCTGGATTGGACCCGATGCGTGACGAGGTGCTTGAGGTGGGTGTCGTGGTCACGACGGCTGACCCGTTCGAGGAGTTGAAGGCGTGGCAATGGGTCGTGCGCCCGGATGACTGGCCTCATACGAAGGCCCGCATGGTGAATTGCGTCCGCCGCATGCATGAAGCGAATGGTCTGATCGGTGAGATCGATGAGGGTCATGGTTCGCCTATCACTGCGGTGTTGGAGAGGATTCACTCTCATCTGCGTTCGTTGGGTTCCGAGAGGACTCTGCATTTGGCGGGCAACAGCGTGCATTTCGATAAGAGGTTCCTTGAGCAGAGGAATTCCTATGTCTTCGACGCTTTGAGCCATCGGGTGGTGGATGTGAGCAGTATCGACGTGCTGTTCAAAGCCTTGAGACCGAGCACGGTGCCGGAGAGCGGGATCCCCCACACGCACAGGGTCATGGATTGCTTGGAGACGAGCCGCTTGGTGTATGCGAGTTATCTGCAGGAGATGTTTGGAAAGGAAGCGAAATGAGCGAGGTTTCACAAGTAATCATGCTGCCGATCGATAAGGTAGTGCCGAACCCGGCGAACCCACGCAAGGACGTTGGTGACGTCACCGAGTTGGCGGAGAGCATCAAGGCGCAGGGCATTCGTCAGAATCTTCTCGTGGTGCCGATGCCGGCTGGAATGTACATGCTGGTCATCGGGCATCGTAGGCATTCGGCGGCCAGGCTTGCGGGTTTGACCGAGGTGCCGTGCGTTGTCGCCGAGTTGAGTGAGCGTGAGCAGCATGAGCTGATGCTGGTGGAGAACATTCAGCGCAGTGATTTGACTCCGTTGGAGGAGGCTGATGGTTTCCAAGGATTGCTCGATTTGGGTGAGGGCGTGGGTGAGATAGCGAAAGCCACGGGCCGTTCGAGGTTCACGGTGCGCAAGCGCTTGAAGATAGCGTCCATCCCCACCGGGTTGCGAGCGCGGGTTTCTGATGGCGTGCAGCCGTCGTTGGAGCAGTGGGAGGTTATCAGTCGTTACGCGGATTATCCGGATTTGCAGGAGAAGCTTGTGGAGGCGGCTGGTACTGATGATTGGGGGTATCAGTGCTCGCACGCCGAGCGGATTCTCGAGCAGGTCGAGTGGCGTGGCGGGGTGAATCGAATCCTCACCGAGTTGGACATCACGCCTGTGAGGTTTGGTGAATGGGGTGCTCCTCCGACCGAAGCCGAGGGCATGAAAACCGTTGCGAGCTTCTACTGCGGTAGCGATTCTCTCGAGGAGATAAAGACCGCGCTCACAGGATATGGTGATTCGTCCGTTCTGCTTGTCGCTTTCAATCCGGATGACGGTACCCAGGTGCGTGCGTGGATTCCGTTGGATGATTCCGAGCAGAGGGAGCGGACCGTACGTGAGGAGGAGCGCGAACGGAAGCGTGAGGAGGCTCTTACCAAGGCGAAACCGGTCCGGGAGTTCGCCGCGTTGAGCCAGGGCCTGCGCTTCGAGTTCCTTCGCCGCTTGTATGAAATGAAGACCACTCCCGTTCATACCGGTGAAGCGGTCTCCACAATCCTGCCCGTGGTGTTGGATTCGGGCCGGTGGCTCAATGCGGAGGATTGCCTGACGCGGGGCCTCAAGAAAATCGGGCTCCGTGAGACGATCCTTGAATCCGAGACCACGCATCTGATGAGAGTCTGGGACGCACCCTCGGTCGCGCTGCTTATCGGCAGCTTCGTCCTTGAGGAATCACTCGACTGGGAACGATGGAAAAACAAGGATTACATGGACATGTGGAAAGCCTATTACCACGCTCTCACCATCATCGGCTACCAACCCAGCACACAGGAGAAGAAGGCGCTCGCTGGTGGTTTCGTCGAGAAGGAGGAGAAGTGAGTTATTCACAGGAGAAGATGAACAAAGCATTGAACCTCATCGAGGAGCTTCCAGCTGACCAGAACTGGTATATAGCCGCCGGATCCGGTATCAGCATCCAACAGATCGAGTTCATGAGAGTAAAGCGTCTCCTATCAATGGAGGGCAAGCAGGTCAGAGTGCGGTTCTCGAACAATACTCATGGCACTCTCCTCCTCCGCCAAGTGGACAGGAAGAACCGGTGTGCGGTATTCGAAAGCCCCATGGGAGTCACCACGGCCGGATACTTGGAGATCACCAGTATCGAGGAAGTGAAATGACCACCGCAAGACAGGACATGATTCAGGGAATACTGGCCCGTGGCATCGGCGAGCGCGTTCTGGTGAGAACATCAACACTTGAGATCAATGATGTTCTCAACGGGTATGGGGTGAGTCTCATCTCCACCTACGACGCCGAGGAATCGACCATGGTAGTCCTCGAGCAAACGTTCATCCTCGAATTCGACTCCTCCGGGGAAATGAGCTTCACCGCGGACGAGATAAAGAGTATCGAGGTGCTCTCCTCATGAGCAGGCTCAAAACCCTACCGCTCATCATTCTTGTTCTCGCGCTCGCTGGCTGTGGTGCCCCCTATGTGGATGAAGGGGCCAGATCGGCGAGCGCGATAGCGAGGAGGAGCGTTGAAACCGAATTGCAGGCTGATGTCATGTGGGATATGGAATCACAAACTCGGAGCGGCAACACGTTGTATGAGACGGGTACGGTGCGCAGCGGGTGCACAACAACCACCATCCTCATACCCCAAACCATCATCGTCAACAAAACACCCATCACCACACTCAACCCCATACCAAACACCACCTGCACCACCACCCACACCTACAACCTCCACTACACACTCCAAGGAAAAACACTCACCCACCATTTCAAGGAGAAAAATTGAACCACTGCCCACTCTGCCACACACAAACCAACCAACCACTCTGCAAAAAATGCGCTCGCGAATGGGTCAATGATCTGCATGAGATCTATCTGCTGCTTCCTCGAGTGGAGGCGTTGGCGCGCAAGGAGGAGCATGTGGGTGGCAGGCAGCAGGGTCATGCGAATCCCGCTTTCGCTCCCACTCCGGTGAGTCTGAGCGCTATGGATTACCTGCAGACCGTGTATTCGTCGCTCGATGAGCTGGCGACGGATTGCAGGGTACCCCACGGCGAGCGCACCCCGTGGATGGTCATTGTGAAAAAGCTGATGGTGTTGGGTGTGCGCTTGGGGCTTGGGTGGACTCCGGTGGAATCACGAAAACTAACGCGGCGGGTGATGCTGGGTCTGCGTGTGCGTACCACTCCCGTGGAGGAGCGTTTGATCGTCGGCCGGTGTCTGAATCCGGTGTGTGGTCGCGAACTGGTGGCCGTGAAGGGACAAAGCGAGGTCGAGTGCCATGCATGCGGGAGCAACTGGAACATTCTCGCAGTGCTCGCCCAACGTCGTGAGGAGGTGCGTGGCATGGATGTGAGCCGTATGGATCCTCTCATCACCACCCCCACCGGAATCACACGGTGGGTGAGGAAGAAGACGAACCTGCGCATCACCCGCCAAGCGGTGAGCATGTGGATACGACGAGGGAAGATGCCCAAGACCAAGGCCCTTGATGACGGCACCTATGATTTCGACCGCGTGGAATTATGGGACTTGGTCATCGATGTTCTCACACAGCATGTTTCGATTTGACAATGAAGGCTGTTACCGAGATTTTGTATAGAGTTGGTATTTTCCATATGGGAACACCAAACGAACCCCGGGACTCTTAAAAGTCTCCGGGGTTCACCTCTAGTGGGCATGCTGAAATGCGATGAGCCGTAGTCCTCTCGCAAGCCTCTGCCCCAATATCCTCTTTGAGGAGTCACCACAAGGTGAGTTACAGTGAGACTTGTCCGCTAGTTCCGCACTTTGGGCATTCGTAGTAGGCGTATTCCCTATCCTTTGCTATCTCGTCTCCGCCCGCTGCATATCTTTTAAATGGTTCGTTGCGTACGTCGTCGGTCATGAATTCATGACCACAGTTGAAACACTTCACTGATTTCTCCATTTCACCTCCCTTCCTTAACCTACTTATTCTCATAACAGAGTTATGCGAATAAAGCGAGTGGGAATCCCAGACAAAGGAACAAAATGACAACCAAGTTCGCTCAGCTCGTATCCGAAGACAAGCCCGAGAACCAGACCGCCGTAAACATCAGCTTCGTCGACGTGGATGGCAAGGCCACCAGCATCGGAGGAGGAACGCTGAAGCCGGCCGCCGCCGTCGCAGTCCCGGCCGCTGACGCCGACAACGCTGCGTTGAATTCCACCCTCACCGCCGTCATCAAGGCCCTGCAGGACTCCGGGCAGATGGCCACCGCCTGATGCCCACGCAGAGGAAGCACACCCGCGCCTTCGAGAAGGACAAGCAGCGCTTCCTCTCCGAATGCAAGGAGAAGGAAGCGCCCTGCTGGCTGTGCGGGCTTCCCATCGACTACTCGGTGTCCCCCGGCTCGAGCGACGACAGCTTCAACCTCGACCACGAGTTCCCGGTATCGAAACGACCCGAGCTGCAGTTCGACCCCGCAGGCTTCAGGCCAAGCCACCGCAGCTGCAACATACTGCGCGGCAACAAGGACCCCGAGATCAGCCTCGGAACCCTGAGCAGAAAGTGGTACTGACATGAAGAGCATCGGCACCGTATCCAAGACCATCCACCTCGTGACCGACGAAGGACTCGAGCTCGGCACCTTCACCCTTCCCGTCACCATCGCAGCCGAGCCCGCGAGCGCGGCAAAAGCGAACCTCGTGGTTGCTCGGCAGAACGGCAAGCCCGATCTGGTGAGGAGAATCGTCGCCTCGCTCACAGAATCCTTGGGGGTAGGGGCGGTCGAATCCTAAATAGGCTGTTTCGCGGACTACCTCCCGCGCCGTGATCTTCCTCTCCCCCCGAGGTTTTCCTGACCGGGGGTCGCGCGCGCGAAATGAGGTGCCGTTCGCTGTTTTTCATTGATTTTCAGGGGTGATTCACGTGGTTTCAGCGCAGAAAAAAGAGAAATTCCCCGACCAGTTTGTCATCGACGCGTTGGAGCGGAGCCTGCGGAACGCGAAGCATCTGCGCGCCGAGCATTCGGCGCTGGTGGCGACGGCGCGCATGATCGCGAACCGGCTCGACTACCTCGCGGCCCACGATTTCATGGTCGACGGGAAATTCGACAACGTCACTCTTCCCACTTTCCTGAAGTATCTCGATTCCCTGGGCCTGACGATCCATGTGGAGAAGGCGAAACCCGAGAAGAGCGAGAAGAAGACGGCACCGAACCCAAGGAACGACATCCAGGCTTTCCTCGACAAGCATCCCAGAACCCAAGCGGTGTGAACCGGAGGTGAGAGATGGCGTCACAGGCTTTCGGAAAGACCGAGGCGCGAATCTTCACCCCGCCATTGCGCAAGCTCACGCCAGAGACCACTCTGGGCTACGAGGTCATCGACTTCGCCGAGCAGGTGCTCCACGTGGATCTGTACCCGTGGCAGAAATGGCTTCTCATCCATGCACTCGAACTCAAACCCGACGGCTCCTACCGCTTCCGCAAGGTCATCGTTGAAGTCGCCCGCCAGAACGGCAAGACCACACTCATGGGCGTGCTCGCCGCGTGGTGGCTCTTCATCGACTCCAACAGGTGGCCGCAGAAGGTTCCGCCCAGCAAGTTCCTCATCGTCGGAGCCGCCCAGACCCTCGACAACGCCAAAGGCCCCTACAGCCAGGTCAAAACATGGTGCAACCCGATTCCAGAGACCGAGGAGGACAACGAGCTCGCCATCCCCGCCCTACAGGCCATCACCGGCAAGATCAGCAACGTCAACGGCGAAGAGGAGATCCCCACGAGGCGCAGAGCACGCTACATCGTGCGCGCCGCCAACAACATCCGCTCCAAATCCGCCTCGAAAGCCGTCTTCGACGAGCTGCGCGAACAGCACAAGGAGGACGGATGGAACGCCGTGTCCCAGATCACCAAGGCGATCTGGAGCGGCCAGCTGTGGGGCATCAGCAACGCCGGCGACTACCGCAGCATCGTATTGAAGAAGCAGGTGGAGAAAGGCCGCGCTCTCGTTCGAGCTTGGCACGAGTTCGTCGACGCGGGAATCCAAAACATCGAGGACTGGCTCGAAAACAACGACGGCAGCTTCGGCTTCTTCGAATGGAGCGCGGTGGAGAACTGCCCCGTCGACGACGAGGAAGGCATACTCCACGCCAATCCCTCCATCGGATACGGGCCCATGAGCGTCCAAAGCATCCGCAGCGACATCGACGGCATGACCGAAGCCGCCTTCCGCACCGAGGTCCTGTGCCAATGGGTCACCGCAGACATCGAACCCTACATCGACCCGAAGCTGTGGAAACGCGGCATCGACGAGAACAGCGAGATAGCACCTGGCAACCGCATCGTGCTGGGAATCGACGTCTCCGACGACCGCTCCACCACATGGATCTCCGCGGCAGGATACCGCGCCGACGGACTCCCCCACGTCGAAGCGATCCTGCGGCGCGCAGGAATGATGTGGGTCCCCAAGGTCCTCGAAGCAATACAAGAAACCAACCCCACCATCACCGAGGTCGCCATCCAAGGCAAAGGCTGCCCCGCGAGCGATCTCATCGACCCTCTCGTCGAAAAAGGCTGGACCGTGCACCGCGTCGAAGGCAGCAAGCTGGGCAGCGCAACCGGACGGATCAACGACCGCACCAGAGAAGGCAAGCTCAGGCATCTGCCACAGCCCGCCATCGACGCCCAGGTCAGCGCGGCGATCATCCGCAGGCTCGGCGAAGCCGTCGTGTGGAACCGGCGCGACGCGCCCATCCAGATATCCGGTCTGGTCGCCGAATCCTACGCGCTCTTCGCCCTGGAGGCGGAGCAGCCCGAGCAGCAGAAATTCGAATCCTCGTACGCGACGGTGCCCTTCGTCACAATCTGACCTTCGGAAGGAGGCTCCATGGGACTCTTCGACCGATTCCTCAAGAAATCACCCTTCGCCCCACTCATCGGAACCCAGACCATAGGACGGCCCGAGGGAAACTTCCCGCCGATCCAGATCGCGGACCCGGGAACCCCGCTTCTCTCGTACGCTCCGGGAAACAGCGTGTACGAGACCGAGCTCGCGGTGCGCGACGTCATCAGCTTCATCGCCTCCAACATCGCGTCGATCCCCTTCAAGGTGTACCGGAAGAAAAGCAACGGGGACCGCGAGGAGGCCGACGGCACGCTGCTCTCCGATCTTCTCCAACGTCCCAACCGCAGGCTCACCCGCTACCGGCTCTTCGACAGGCTCATCAAGAACGGCCTCATCTACGACCGCTGGCTCTGCCTTCTCGGCGACACCGTGCAGGGGCTCGAGCTGCGCCCCATTCCCGACCGAAACTTCTCTCTTCTTGGCAACACGATGGACGAGATCATCGGCGTGAGGGTCTACGACGACTACGCCGACGCCACGAACGGCATGCTTTTCCCCTATCCGGAATCCCCCGCAGTGGTGCTCGACGTCGGATTCTCCAGCAGCGGAGTCGATGGCTCGCCGATCTCGGACACGCTCAAACCGTATCTTCAGCTCATCCGCATCATGACCGAATACCGTGCCGCGATCGGCGATAACGGTGGCCGCATCCCCGCCTACATCTCGCGTGACAAGGACATGCCCTGGCCGAGCAAGGAGGCTCAGGACGCCTTCGTGCAGGGCATGCGCAAATACGTGCATGGCGGAGGCTCCGAAGGGGGTTGGCCGCTCCTCAACGACGGCATGGCCATCCATCCGGTCGACGCTTTCAAACCCATCGACATGAACGATCTCGAAGCCAGCGAGAAGATCCGCATCTCGGTCGCCAACGCCTTCCACATCAGTCCGGAGAACCTCGGATTCCGTTCGGGAACGAACTCCAACGTCAGCGCCTTCAAGGAGCAGCTGTGGAACGTGGAGCTCATGCCCTACATCGTGGCCTTCGAACAGGCCCTCAACCACGCGCTGCCGCTCTCGGTGCCCGGTTCCGAAGGCCTCTACATCGAAGCGAACATCGACGCGAAGCTGCGCGGCACTCTGGAGACCCAGTACGCGGCGTTCTCCACCGCTTCGGGCAGGCCCTTCCTCTCCACCAACGATGTGCGGACCATGCTCAACAAACCCAAGGTCGACGGCGGAGACGACATCATCACCCCGCTCAACGTCACCACAGGAAACCAGCCAAGCCCCCAGGACGGGGGCCGCACGCAGAACGCCCAGACCAACACAAGCCCCAACGGAGGCAGCAGATGAAAATGGAATACCTTTCCTTCGAAGTGAAAACGGGAGAAAACGCCGAAACAGGCACTTTCACCGGCTACGCCTCCACCTTCGGCAACAAGGACCTCCAAGGAGACGTCATGCTCAAGGGGGCCTTCACCGAAACCCTCGCCACGTACGGGGAATCTGGAGCCGGTATTCCTATTCATTGGGAGCACAGCTCGGAAACCCCGATGATGATCATCGGCAGCACTCGCAGCGCGGTCGAGGACGAGAAGGGACTTCTCATCGAAGGCAAAATCGACCTCGACACCGACACCGGAAAACGCGCCTACCAGCTCCTCCAGGATGGTCGCATCCATCAGATGAGCATCGGATACGTGCCCGAGGAGACCGCTTGGGTCAAATCCGACGACGACGGCATCTTCGGAGGGCACAGGGAGCTGCGCAAGGTGAAGCTCTTCGAGATCTCCATCGTCCAGATGGCCGCCAACCAGAGCGCGGAGATCCTCGAAGTGAAATCAGGACGCGCCATCAGCAAGGCGAACGAGGAGAAGCTGCGCAGCGTCCACACCATCATCTCCGAGATCCTCAAGGGTCTCGACACCGATTCGAACCCCACACCAGAAGACGACCCCGAGCCCGAAAAGGACGAAGGGAAGAAGCCCGGCGACAGCAAATCGCTGGAAACCATCAAAAAGGCCCGCGAGATCCTCGCCGGCATCACCATCACAGAAAAGGAGTGATCCATGAACAAGCTCATGGAAATGATCGCCGCCGAGAAGAAGGCGGCCGAAGCCATCCTCGAAGGAAAGGCCCCGGAGAACCTCACCGCGGCCGAGGTCGAGGAATTCACCGCGCACGTCAAGAAGGCGGACGAGCTCAACAAGAAGCACCTCGAGCTCAAATCCGCCTCCGAGACCCTCGACGGCATCGCCACAGAAACGGCAGACAAGCCCGGCATCGCGCACGTCAAGCACGAGTCCCTGGGCAAGGCCTTCGTCCACTCCGACCAGTACCGCGAATTCCGCAAGTCGCACCGCACCGGATTCGAATCCAAGAACGATGCAGTCAACCTCAAATTCAAGGCCGAAGGCGACCCCGCGGAGCCACCGGCCCCGCTCAACACCACCGACCACGGCAACACCGCTCCCCTGCGGCTCCCCGGAATCGAAGACGTCACCTACCGTCGGCCCAACACGCTGCTCCAGCTCATCACCCAGGGCACCACCAACGCCCCGTGGATCCAGTACCGTCAGCTCACCGCGGTGACCAACAACGCGAAGATCACCAAGGAATCCAAGACCACCACGGCCACCGAATCCCTCAAACCGCTCTCCACGCTCACCACGCGCACCGAGGACGCGGTGGCCTACACCTACGCCGACGGCGTCGAAGCCACCAACCAGGAGCTCACCGATGACGGCGCGCTGGCGGCGCTCATCGATGGAATCCTGCGCCAGAACCTCACCGACACCATCGAGGACAAGATTCTCAACGGTGCCGGCGGATCCGACGAACCCACTGGCATCCTCAACACCACGGGGCTGCTCGAACAGGCGTTCGACACCGACATCTTCACCACGGTGCGCCGCGCGAAGACCGCGCTTTTGAACACGTCGCGCACGATCCCGCAGGCCCTGCTCCTCAATCCGGAGGACAACGAGGCCATCGATCTCACCAAGGACGCCGAAGGCCGCTTCTACGGGGCCGGACCGTTCGCCGCCACGGTTCCCACGCTGTGGGCCGTGCCGCGCATCGAGTCCGCGGTCATTCCCAAGGGGACCGCGCTGATGGGCGATTTCAGCCAGGTGCAGCTCCTCGTGTACGAGGCATTGAGCGTCGTCGCTTTCAACCAGCACAAGGACTACGCGCAGCGCAACCTCACCTACATCCGCGCCGAGCTGCGCGCCCTGCAGCTGATCCGCCAGCCCGCCAAGCTGGCCCGCATCAGCCTCGCCAAGGCATAAGGAGAAAACGATGCTTGAAACAACGAAGCTCGTGGACATCGTCGCCGATTTCACGAGCATCGACGCGGGGTTCTGGGTGAGAGCGGCCCAGCGCAGGGCCCGCGCCTACTGCGGATGGCATATCGCTCCCAGCCTCACGCTCACGGGAACGCTGAACACCACGGGAGGGCGTATCCTGCGCCTTCCCGCCAAGAAGCTCACGAATCTGGTCTCGCTCACCGACCGCTGGGGCAACGATCTGCTGCACGAAACGGTGTGGAGCGAGGACGGACTCCTCGAATTCACCTCGGGCCGCACTCCCGTGGGAGTGGCAGCGCTGCGCTACGAGATGGAAGCGGGCTACGAGCTCGACGACGTCTCCGACGTGGTGAGCGTGATCATCCAATCCTCCAGGCGCGCGATGAACGCCCCGGCGGGCACGGTGAAATCGCAGTCGGTCAATGGTGCCAGCGTCAGCTACGCTTTCGGCGAGGACGGGCCCGCAAGCGTGAGGATGCTGCAGAGCGAATACGAGATCCTCGACTTCTACAAGCTGGAGGCCCTGCCATGACCAGCATCGCGGATCTCCTCACCGGCTCGGCAGGATTCACCATGGACTCCCTCACACCGCTCCTGCGGTACCGGCTGGAACGAAAAACAGACCCCTACAATCCAGCGACAACCATCGGTTCAGGTTTCGGAAAACCGCTCAAATTCAACGGTTTCATCGCGTCCTCGTCGAGCACGCAGTCCCAGGACGGGGCGCGCGAGACGACCGATTCCACAGCGGTCCTCACGATTCCGGACCCGGCCGCGGATATCCATGTGGGCGACGAGATCACCACCGACCCCGACGATGGCCGCCGCTGGCGCGTGAAAGGCTTTCCCTCACACGAGGCGAACCCCTTCACGGCTTGGAATCCCACACTCGAATGCGCTTTGGAGGAGGTAAGAGGCTGATGCCGGCAGCAGGACAGACCACCGTCGATTTCAACCAAAAGTATTTCGACCGCATCCTCAAATCCGCAGGAATCGTCAACCTCACGAAGAAGAAAGCGGAGCAAGCGGCCAAGATAGCGCGTTCGACCGCCCCCGTTGACACCGGAAGCTACCGGGACCAGATCGAGGTGGAGCGCGCTGAATTCCGATACAGAACCGGCTTCCACGTCGTCGGGCATGATCCCAAAAGCCTTCTGATAGAAGCGAAGACCGGTAACCTCGCACGCGCTTTGAAGAAGGTGCGCTCATGAGCCTCGTCATGCCACCCGACATGGAGATGTGGGCCACCACGTATCTGCGAGAGAAGCTCACCGACGTGACCGGCCTGCAGATCGACAACAAGGTGCCCAATGACTATCGGGGTGGCTTCCCGCTCGTCACCATCCGCGACGATTCGGGCACTCAGACCGAGATCGTCACCTACGAGCGTTCCCTCGGAGTCACCATCTACATGGGGCCCCTGCAGGACGTGGAGGGCGCGCGCAGCCTTGCGCGCAGGGTGTACGCGCTCCTGACGGACCCGATGATCGCCCTCGAAGAGAACCCCATCACAGCGATCGACTACGACGGCTGCAACGGCCCCTACCAGATCACTGATTCACAGCATGCGGCCAGCCAGTATCTCACGGTCGCCTATTCCGTGGTCGGGGAAATCCTCTGACCATCAGCAACAAAATCTCCGAGCCTCGCATCTGCGGGGCTTTTCTCATATGAAAGGAAAACGCATGACAGCAGATGCAGACGGCAACGATTTGAAAGCGGTACCGATTCCGGTCACCGGCTTCCTCGCGGTCCAGCTCGAGGGGGAACCCACGTATCTCGAATCCGAGGCACTGGGGGTGACACCTCTCGAGATGCCCGAGGGATATCAGAAGGCGGGGCTCTTCACCAGTGACGGTGGTCCTCAGGACGGTGGTGACAAGGAAGACGACATCGAGTTCTTCCAGGATGGATACAAGCTCGGTGGAGCGAAGACCCGCACCCTGCAGGTCACCCTCGCCGAACTTAACGACATCGTGGAGAAGCTCATCACCGGCAAGACCCCGGATGAGAACGGCGTCATTGTCGTCGACGGCGATAATGACGCGACTTTCCCCGGCTTCGAGGTCATCAAGTACAAGAACGGTGACGAGACCCGCCGCAACGGTTTGATGCGCGTGAGCACGGTCGAACCCGGTCAGAACGAGCGTGGCAGCGTCAACGGCAACGCGGTGACCTTCGATTGGCTCCGTCAGGACGAGCTCGGCGGCTTCTACCGCGAATGGCGCAAGAACCGTGCCAAGGGCGGAACCACAAACCCCAGTGATCCCACGACCGTAGCCGTGACTGGAGTCACCGTGGCTCCGACGACGGCATCGGTGGAAGTGGGTAAAACGATCAGCCTCACGGCAACGGTCGCTCCAGCCGACGCCACGGAGAAATCGGTGACATGGAAATCCTCGGATGAGGAAACCGCCACCGTCGATTCCAGTGGCAAAGTCACCGGAGTGAAAGCCGGCACAGCCGACGTCACGGCGACCACCAAGGACGGAAGCAAAACCGTCAAGGCCACGCTCACCGTCACCGCAGCCACCGAAGGCTGATACGACAATCGTCCCCGCATCGAGTCCGTTTCATGGTCTCACCCGATGCGGGGATTCTCTTTGAAACCGAGACCATGAAATCCATGAAAGGCACAAAATGACAGACCCAACCCCCACAGCGGTCCCCGTGGAAGAAACCGAATCCGGCGCACTCAACGTCCCCACGCTCGAAACCACATCCGAGGAAACCTACACCGACGCCGAATTCGACGCCTTCACCGACGACATGGCCGACCAAGCCATCGACGCGATCTCCGCCGGCATCAAAATCCGCTATCTCGTCACCGAAGCAAACTTCATCGCGAAACTCTCCACCAACGAGATCGTCAAAATCCCCCTCATCATCAAACTCAAGGACCTCGAATCGGTCGAACAGTTCAGCGACGACTCCGTCCGACAATTCAAGGAACTCCTCCACGTGTTCACCACCGACACGGAAGTCAACAAGATCGAAAACGCACCCTACCCCGAAGCGTTGGCGATCTCACGCAAATACTTCGACCTGTTCACCAAGCTCGCGCAGGCGTCGGTGGGGAAATAACCTTCGTCGCCGAGATCCACAGGCAGAACCCCGTGGAGTTCGCGGCGACGATGCGCAGCAAATACGGGGTCTCCGCATACGACATCGGAGACTCCATCACCTATGGCGAGGCCTATGACCTCACCGTCCAGGCGCTCGAGGACACCAACACCACGCTCGCGGCCGTATACAACGGATGGGCCTATCCCTCCTCGCTCATCGACCTGCTCTCTCTCGCTTCGAGCGTGGGAGACAAGAAGGCGTTCGAGAAAGCGAGCCCCTGGGGCATGCAGGCCCAGCTGAAAGCCCGCGAAGAGCGCGCGGTGACCAGTGCGGAAATCGAGCAGGCGCAGGCCGAGCTCGAGCAAGAAATCATCATCCGATAACCTTTGGAGGCCCTTCATGGTGGACATCGTCGGCTCGGCCGGACTGAGCATCTTCCCCGTCATGAAGGGTTTCAAGGGTGCAGTCTCGAAGGAAGCGAAAGCCGCAGGCAAGTCCAGCGCCTCCTCCGTCTCCGCCGGATTCTCCGGCAAATCCGTGGGCTCCAAACTCGGCAAGGACATGGCGGCAGGCTTCAAATCCTCCAGCTCGGGCCTCGCCGACAGCGGGCTTGGAAGACTGAAGACTGATGTGGCGGCCGCATCGAACGCGTTATCGAAGGCGCGCTTGAAGCAGGCCGACACCGCAGGACAGGTGCGAGTAGCAGAGACCAAGCTAGCCGAAGCGGTTGCTAAGCATGGTGCCGGCTCAAGCCAAGCCGTTGCAGCCGAGGAACGGCTCGCCTCCGCGCGCCGGAGAAACGAAGTCGCAGTCCAAGCAGTGACGACCGCCACAGGAAAGCTCACCACGGCCCAGCAGAATCTGCGCATGGTGGAAGATCAGGCCGCTGCGGCATCAGCGAAATCCGTGAGCGGATTCACCACCATGGCGTCCAGTTTCAAGGCCGGATTCCAGAGCATCTCGCGTGGCCAATCGAGCTTCACGGGACTCTCCGGAGCACTTGGCTCCCTGACTCGCAGTCTGCTGCCTGTCACCACAGTCAGCAATCTCGTAGGAAAAGCCGTCTCCACCATCGGCCCCATCGTGGGCAAGGTCGGTGGCAGCATCAAATCGGGGCTCTCCACAGCCGCCACCGCAACCGCTGGATTCGCCACCAAGGTCGGATCCAACATCGTCAAGCCGTTCCAAAGCGTGGGCGGCAAAATCTCCAATCTTCTTTCTCCCATAGCCTCCAAGGTGGGACCGAAGCTCGCTCCCATCGGCACCGCTGCCAAAACGGTTTTCGACAAGCTCCCCGGATTCGCCAAGAACGCCGCCTCCTCAGCCGAATCCGCCCTCTCATCGATGGCGGAGCACGTTAAATCGGGATTCTCCAGCATCGGCTCGGGCATCAAAGGCCTCGCGACCGCCGGAGTGGGTGCCGCCATCGCTGGCATCACCGCGCTCGGCCCCGCTTTCCTTTCGACGTCGAAGGCCGCTCTTTCCGCCTATTCGACCTATGAGCAGGCCGTCGGTGGCGTCGATACGCTCTTCAAATCCGCCTCCGCTCAGGTGCAGGGGTATGCGAAAAACGCTTATGCTTCGGCCGGAGTGAGCGCCAACGACTACATGTCGCAGGTGACCAGCTTCTCGGCGAGCATGATCAGCTCCCTGGGCGGCGACACCGCCAAGGCCGCGAAGCTGAGCAATCAGGCCATCGTCGACATGTCGGACAACGCCAACAAGATGGGCACCGATCTGTCGAGCGTGCAGGAGACGTATCAGAGTCTGGCGCGCGGCAACTACCAGATGCTCGATAACCTCAAGCTCGGTTATGGAGGCACCAAGACCGAGATGCAGCGGCTCCTCAAGGACGCCGAGAAGCTCACCGGCGTCAAATACGACATCAGCAACTTCGCAGACGTCACGCAGGCGATTCACGCGGTGCAGGGCGAGCTGGGCATCACCGGGACCACCGCGAAGGAAGCCAGCTCCACCATCGAGGGCTCCGTCGCAAGTATGAAGGCGTCTTGGTCGAATTGGCTCACCGAGCTCGGTAAATCCGATGCCGACATGAGCGGATTGACCACCCAGCTGGTCGGCAGCATCGGCACCGCATTGAAGAACGTTCTCCCTCGAATCGGAGTCATCGCCAAGTCCGTCGTCTCGGCGCTTCCGAGCCTCTTCGGCCAATTGGTGACATTGCTGCCAGCACCTTTCCAGAAGGCCTTCGACGCCATCGGGCGTGTGGTCAGCGGAATGAAGGGCATCTTCGCTCCTCTGGCTGCGGTCCTCGGAGTGCTCGGAGCAAGCGGACTGGGACCATTGCTCACCAAGCTTCCCGTCGTGGGAAAGCTTTTGGGCAGCGTCGCCGGATCCTCCACCCTGCTCGGCAAGGCCCTCGGAGTGCTCACCGGACCAGTCGGTATGGTGATAGCCGCCATCGGCGCGCTCATCGCTACGACCCCGAGCCTGCGCGATGCGTTCGGCAGCGAGATGCAGCTCGTATTCGCTTCCGTGGGTTCTGCGGTGCAGAAGCTGCAGCCGACGTTCCAACTGCTCGTCACCACTTTGAGCGGGGCTTTCAGCAGGCTCATGCCAGTCATCACCGACACCATCGGTGCTCTCATCCCTGTCATCGGAGCCATCCTCAACGCGGTGACCCCGCTGATTCCAGCTGTGCTGAATCCTCTGATGCAGGCGATTCAGGTGCTCATACCACCATTGACGAACATCATCACGGGACTTCTGCCGCCATTGACGAGCCTGATAGTGGGCCTTCTTCCTGCAATCACGCAGATCATCGGCGTGATAGTGCAGGTGGCGTCGACCATCATTTCGGCGTTGGTGCCCGTCATCACGCAGCTGGCACCGCTGATCACGAGCGTCATCCAGATGATCGTGCCGGTCATCAACGCTCTCATCCCCGTCATCCTCCAGATAGCCACGATCTTCGCTCAGGTCTTCAGCGCAGTCACGCCGATTCTGGGAGGCTTGGCATCTCTTGTTGGTGCCGTCGTGGGTCAGATCGTCGGATTCATCTCCTCCGTGATAGTGCCCACGGTCCAGTCGATGATTCCGGTGGTCACCTCGGTGATCAACACCATCGGTGGAGTCGTCAAATCCATCACGACCGTGGTGGGTGGCGTCGTCAAGGTCATCTCCAGTCTGCTGCGGGGCGACTGGAGCGGGGTATGGGACGGCGCGAAGCAAATCGTGTCAGGCGCTATCGATGGAATCAAGGGCATCGTGAACGGTGCCGCGTCCATCGGCTCCAACCTCGTGAAGGGCATCTGGAGCGGCATCAGCAATGTGGCCGGATGGCTCAAGGACAAGATCTTCGGCTTCGCCAAAGGCGTCACCGACTCCATCAAAAGCTTCTTCGGCATCCACTCCCCCTCGAAACTGTGGGCCAAGGAAATTGGGCGGTTCCTGCCGCCTGGCATCGCCGTCGGTGTGGAGGGGGCCGCTCCCCAGCTCTACGACACCGTCACGCGAATGGGCCGGAAAGCCACCGACCTCGCCTCGGCTGCCGCATCACGCGTGCAGTCGGCGGTTTCGGCGAGCTTCGGTTCGTCGGATCCGCAACCCGTGATCGCGGCGACCGGTGGCGCTGGCACCAGCGTCACGATGAACATCACCACGCCGGAAACCGATCCACGTTTGCAGGCGCGCGCGTGGGCTCGTGAATTCGGCAAGGTAACCGCAGGAGGAAACTGATGAACCAGGTCATTCTCGGCGGCATCTCGTTCGATGCCGGCCCCAGCATCACCCGGAGCCGGCATGGATGGGGTCTGCAGGATCTCACGGACTGGCTCAGCCTCACCTCCACGAAGGCGGAGCTGATGGAACGCCCGCAGGCGCATGGAGCGTTCGATCCGGGCACCGATTGGAGAAGCGGTGGGGTGTACACGCTCACGCTCGCCTACATCGGTGATTCGGTCGCCGATCTCGAGGCGGCCATCATGGAGCTGACCTCGCTGGGTGGAATCGACAGCCTCCTCTCCTGCGATGTGACATTGGGTGGCATCACCACGCACCGCATGGTCGAGATAGCCAGCATCGACGTGCCCAGCCACCATATGCTCAGCAGATTGAAGAACATTCAGGTGGATCTGAAGGCTCCGGACCCATTCGCCTACGGGGATTCCGTAACGGTGAGCACGGGTCTTCCCGCTCGTGGCGGCGGACTCTCTTTCCCGCTCACTTTCCCCGTGAATTTCGGTGCTCCGGGTGTGGAGGGGCGTGTGCGTTTCACGAATTCGGGTACAGCTCCAGCCCCCGTCACGATGATGGTGAGCGGCGGCCTCTCCGAAGGCTTCCAATTGAAACGCGTGGAGACCGGGGATCTCATCACTTTCCGCAGACCAGTCGCCCCTACCGACGTCGTCACCTTGAACACCGCGGACGGAACAGCATTCCTCAATGGCGCGAGCCCCGTGAGCGGTTTCCTCACTGACGACGATTGGTGGCTCATCGGCAAGAAAGAGACCTGCACCGTGCAATTCACCGCATTGGGTGACGTCACCGGATCACCCTCGTTGAGCATGACGGCTGCACCAGCGTTCTTCTAAGGAGCACACATTGAGAGTCAGAATCTGCGATCTGCTCACAGGCCGCCGAATCCTCGACCTGCCGTTCCTGCAGGCCTCATGGACCGCCGAACTCAACACCGCGGAAACATTGAGCGCCAAGGTCGACATCAACGACCGCACCATCCAACGCCTCGACCTGTACAACGCCTCATGGCCAGGCAAGACCGCACTCATCATCGAGGACTCCATGGGAATCACCCGCGGAGGCCCCATCTGGACGCGTGAATACGACCGCGACGCAGGCACCGTCACCCTCAACGCGAAGGGCATGTGGTCATACTTCGACCACAGGGTGCTCCTCCCACTCATGCAACCAAGCGACAAGCTCACCAACCCCGACGGCACCGCAAACACCCGCTTCGACACCAGCATCACCAACACCAGCTACCAGAACATCGCCAAACGATGGATCCAACAAGCTCAAACATGGACCGGCGGCAACCTCCCCATCGTCTATGGAGACGACATACCAGGAACCTACGAACGCAACATCAAAGGCGCAGAAACAAAACTCATCGGAGACCTCCTCAGCGACCTCACCGACATCGAAAACGGCCCCGACATCGAATTCATCCCCCAACGCACCACCGACGGACTCGGATACCAATGGCTCCTCAAAACAGGAAACCCCCGAATAACCGCCCCCACCACACTCACCTTCGACACCAGCACCCCAAAACACCCCATCACCAACCTCACCATCACCGACGACGCCACCAACCTCGCCACACAAATATGGGAAACCGGAGGAGCCAGCACCGACACCGCCATCATCGAACGCGCCACCTCCCCCACACTCCTCAACCAGGGCTACCCCTTCTACGAAAAAGTCGAAACCCTCAGCAGCACCGTCACACAAACAACAACCGCGCTCGCTAAAGCCGCGGAGGCGATCAGGACGAGCCAACGTCCGATGCATTCATGGAGCTTCAGCGTGAGACGCGACAGCATGCAGGGAGCCGAGGTTGGCAGCATGGTCAGCATCAAAACACGGCATGACCTCTTCGGCATTCCCGATGGCAGGCATGAGATGCGCATCCTCGGGCTCGAAGGCTCTTCCGACTCCGATTCCATCAAGGTAACGACGGGAGCGATCTATGGCTGACCCACGACCGGCGAGCAATGACCTCAGGGACCTGCAGAACCAGCTGCAGCAGATCCGCAAACAACTGAGGAATCTCTCGGCACCCACGGACTCCCAGTTCAACAAGGTCGTCCAACAGATGCTGCAGATCATCAACAACATCGACCAGATAGTCGGAGACAGCATCAACCGCACCGCGTACACGAAAGCGCAGACCGACGCGGCCATCAACAACTACTCAGAACCTAAAATCGGGATTCTGGGAACCGCCAAGGGCGGCACGAACACGCAGAACGGATACAACAACCTCTTTTCCACAGGCCCATGGCGCGCCGCCTGGCTCCTCGCCGACGGCACCCTAGGAACCTCGCAGTCGAGCATGAAGGTCAAAACCGACTACCACGAGCCCGACATCAGTATCGACCAATTGCGCTCTGTCGATTGGCACGGATTCAGATACATCGACGACGTCAATCAGAACAGCGATTCCGCGATACCACGCATCGGAATGTTCGCCGAGGAGCTCGACGCTGCGGGCCTCGGAGTCTTCGTCGTCTACGACGATTCCACACTCGAACCCATCAGCATCGACTACGCGACATTATCCGTAGCAGCGCTCCACCTCGCGAAAAACGCACACGACCGCATCGACGAACTCGAAAACCGACTCACCTCACTCGAGAAAAACATGGAGGAAAAACAATGACACTACGAAACGGATTCCCAGCCGTCAGCGACGCAGCGGACCAATTCGACATCCGCGCGGCCCTGCGCGCAAACATCGCCCAGGACGCAGACGGAAACATCAAACAAGGCCTCGCCCCCACCGCGGCAACCCTCAGCGGAGTGGTCACCAGCAGAGACGACATGCAATGCGATATCGCCGCATTCAGCGCGGCAATTGACCGCCAAGGCCCCGTATTCCTTCACCACGAGGGCACCGACCAGGTCACCATCACCCCAGCCCCAGCAGCGAACTCGCGCATCGACTCCATCTGGGTGAAACAGCAGGAATCAGCGGCCCCACTCTCCGACTCTACCGACGGACCAATATTCGGAGTCACCGACGGCACACCCAACGCGAACCCCGTGCCCCCGGAAATCCCAGAGGGGGCCCTGCAACTCGCCACCATCACCATCCCCTCCACCGCGACAAGCACCTCCAGCAGCGGAGTCATCATCACCAACACATACCCCTTCACAGCATCCTTGGGCGGGCAAATATATTTCCGCAGCGACACCGAAATGCAGGAATGGACACCAGTCGAAGGTCAGAAAGCCTTCATCCCCACAGGCGACAAAGCCGGAGAATACGTCGGAAAATCAGAAGTGTGGGATTCCGTATCCCTGACTCCTCCTGTAGCTATTGGTAAATTCGCACATTGTTGGTCACGAAGCGGGGTTACGACAGTAACCTACACGGAGGGCTATGGCACTCCGATAATTCATACGACGTCGGGTCAGCTGACACGTGTCGCGACCCTTCCGAAAGGATTCTGTCCGCCTCACCAAGTGGTAACCCCCTTCGCACAGAATCCAAGCAGTGGTGCACTAGGAAAACTGATTATCAAAACTGACGGGACAATCAATCTCACACATTCGTATGGAAACAGTGGCGAGAATTGGTTGAATGCTGACGTGACGATCACCTATGCGTGTGGTTGAATGCAGGAGCGGGACAAGGTTCCGTACACGAATGACCCGATGCCGCATTAGAGAAGCTACTTGGTGTACTCGAAGATTATCCAGACATTGAGGTCATAGCTCGGGTCGCTATCCCCGATACGACTGATGATCTCTGTCTTCGTCACAGTGACATCCTTATACCAGTATTTATCAGACGGCAGGTAAGGTAATGTCCCGCCGTTGAGGTCAAGAACTGTGGCTTTGACGATGTTCCTCAAAGCCACACTATGATTGATTCTCCCATCATGAGACAAATGGTTGTATCTCTTCACCTGACGGTAAATGCGACGTCCATCTACCCAGTTGACTCCCGTATCTATCTCCGCATCCAGCTGATAGCTTTGGGTTACGGAAACCCTAGGCGCTCTCTCCTACCGCTACCCATTTCGGATAGCGGTCTGCGCCATTAGGCGATGATTCTGTATTATGCAGCCAGTAAACAAAGCCGGTTGCTGAAACGTTTTGCGCGGCCACGACAAAGACCGGCTCATCCGAGGTGACGAAAACATCCGGAATGGATTTGAATGGTTTCTCGAATGTCACTTGCGCATGATAGAAGGATCCGCCTGCGATTCCGTTTTTAATGATCGACAGTTTTCCTCGCAATACGGAAGTCCGGGTTACGGAAACCCTACGCTACTAGGTCCCTTTTGGGTTCTACTAGTTCCTACCCGCTCCTACTAGACCCCTACTGGTCCCTGAGAAGGGGCGGCGATGATCCTGGACGACTTCTACTCGGACAAGTTCCTGCCCAATGCTCAAGCCCGTCTGCGTGCCAACACGGTCGACGGGTACGAGCGCAAATACAGGAATCACATTCAGCCCCGCTTTGGACGGATGGAGCTTGGCGATGTCACGAGCTACATGCTCGAGGAGTGGGTGAACTCCATTCCCACCCCCGGCTCCGCGAGGGGCTGTTGGGCCGTCATGCGCACGATTCTCCGCAAGGCCGTCAAATGGGGAGATTTGAATACTGACCCGACCGTGCGCGTGGATATTCCGAAGCGGGGCTTGTACCAGCCCAAAACGCTTTCGGAACTGGAGGTCAAACAGCTCAGAAAAGGCTTTCGGAACCATTTTCTGGAAGCGTACGTCATCGTGTCCGTGGGACTGGGATTGCGCAGGGGCGAGGCCGTGGGACTCGACTGGGAGGACATTAATCCGCATACGGGAGAGGTGCGGATCCATCGCAGCGTGCAGGTATTGAACGGTATCTCGGTCGAGTATTCTCCAAAAACCCTGTTGAGCGACCGCAGCGTCTGGCTCACCAACCAAGCCCGGCGCAGGCTCAAGAGAATCCAGCGCAAGGGGAAGCTCTCCGGCAGGATATGCGGAGAACTCACCGCCAATCAGGTCTCCAGAATCTACGCGGAGCACTGCCATGACAATCATCTGCCGTATGTTCCTCCAACGAATCTGCGGCACACGTGGGCGACCCTGGCTGTCGAGCGCGGCGTCGACATCGCTGTGGTGAGTAAATGCCTCGGTCATGCGGACATCACCACAACAGCCCGGTACTACGTGCGCATCACCGAACGCATGAAGCGCTCCGCGCAACGACGGCGCTTCCTCGCACGCTGACTCGTTATCTCCATTCCCGCGTTTGGAAAACCCACACGCACACCCACGATTCCATGCCATTCCGCGTGTGGGATTTCCATCAATCTAGGGAGTCACATTGGACGCCATTTTCCTGCATCTCATAGAGGGTCTCATCACCAGCGCATTGGGCGCGATCGTCGGAGTGCTGGGAGCCACACACCGCAGGAACCGAGCTTTCAACAAGGGAATGACTGCGATATTGCGTCAGCAGCTCATCGAGCTGCATCGCGTCTGGGTCATCGAGAAGGGGTATGCGCCCGTCGAGATCAAGGAACAAGCGGACGACATCTACGAGGCCTACCACGATCTGGGAGGAAATGGGACAGGCACCAAACTCCACGATGAGATTCTCGCTGCACACGTCGCACCATCAAGGGAGATCACAGCATGAAAACCCGCTATCAGAAACACTCCAGATTCAAGGCCCTGGCTGCTGTGGCTACCGGCATTCTCGCGCTGGTCGGCTTCCTGTGGCTGATGCGTGACGTCATTTTCTTCTGGATATGCGTTTTCTTGATTTTCGCTGTTTTGTGATTGATTTCCCCGCACAAGACTGCGGGGCCTTAAAAGCCCCGCAGGGGCGGAAGGGAGCCGATATGGCTTCGGTGAATGCGATAGACATCAGCAATTGGCAGAGAGGAATCGACCTGAGCAAGGTCATGCCCCAAGGCGTGATGAGCAAGGCGACCCAAGGCAATTGGTTCGTGTCGAGCGATTGTGCACGTCAGGTGGAGCAGGCGCTCAAGCTTGGTTTGCTCACCGGCATCTACCATTACATCGACGGCACCGGCAACGCCGCCGCGGAGATGAAGTTCTTCGTCGACAACTGCCGCAATTGGTTCGGTCGCGTCATTCCCGCATTGGACTGGGAGTCTCAGGGCAACAAGCAGTGGGGCAACGTCGACTACCTGCGTAGCTGCGTGAGCGAATTCATCAAATTGACCGGCATCCCGCCGCTGCTGTACGGCTCCAAGTCCGTATTAGCGCAACTGGAGGAGGTCGCCAAGGAATTCAATTGCGGGGTCTGGGTCGCCCAGTACGCCAATTACGATCCGACGGGCTTCCAAAACACCCCGTGGAACGAGGGAGCCTACTCCTGCGCGATGCGCCAGTACTCCTCCACCGGACGATTGGCAGGATATCCAGGCAATCTCGACCTGAACAAGTTCTACGGTGACTCGGCCGCATGGCAGCGCTACGCGAACCCGAAGGGCACGACGGTGGTCACCATGCCACCGAAGCCGTTCGCCGAGCTATCGGACGAGCAATTGGCGGACGAGGTCATCGAAGGCAAACACGGCAGCGGCACTGCCCGAATCCAAGCGCTCGGCTCCCGCTACAACGCGGTGCAAGCCGTCATCAACAAGCGATTGGGTGTGGCACAGGCCAAGAGCGTGGATGTGCTGGCGCGCGAGGTCATTGAAGGCAAACACGGCGACGGAGACAACCGCCGCAAGTCCTTGGGCTCGCAGTACGACGCTGTCCAAGCACGCGTCAACCAGCTGCTGGGCAATGTGCCGAAAACCCGGTATTACAGGGTGCGCTCCGGCGACAACCTCAGTAAGATCGCCGCCCGTCTCGGCACCACAGTGACCGCGCTCGTGGCCGCCAATGGCATCAAGAACCCGAATCTGATTTATCCAGGCCAGAGCATCAAATACTGAAAGGTTGAATAATGGCAGACGCAAAACATGCCGCCGACGACCCCTTGGACACCCCAGCCGAATGGCTCTCATGGCTCAAAGCGGCTGGCATCCGCGCTATGAAGACAGCAGCTCAGGCCGCGTTGGGCGCGATCGGAGCAGCCGCCGCACTGGGCGACGCGAACTGGATTCTGGTCGGCAGCACTGCAGGATTGGCGGCAGTGGCTTCGGTGCTCACCAGTATCGTGGGCTTGCCCGAGGTTGCTGACGGTGATTCGCTCGCCAAGCTCACCAGCAAATAGCTCAGAATATAGGCGGTCAAAACGCTTAGAATATACGAGAACCCCGGTGTTTCATAATGTTTCGTATGAGTGACGCTCCGGGGCCTTCACTTGCAGAATCGCATATTCTAAACAATTTCGACCATCTGTTATCCAATGCGAATCTGCGGAATCACACCGAATCGGGTTCTCACAGCGGGAGATTCTTTGGATAAAACCATTCGAGAATGGATAAAACGGTCACCGAGGTTCTAAAGGAATATTTCACACCCGGATGCAACATTGCAGCATGGTGAAAATTTCCGCATCTGTTTAAAATTCCTGCAAAAATATATAAAAACATGCAGAATGTAATACCCTTGGTCTCAGCGAATCACATCCGAGGGGTAATAACGAATATTTTCACCCCTGCTGTCACACATTGCCCCTCATCTCCAATTACGGAGGTGGGGGGCTTTTCTGCGTTTAAAAAAGGCTCCGCAGAAACGGAGCCTCAACAATTTTTTAGTAGATTACTCACTCATCTTTTGTAGTCATAAAAATAACATTATCACTTACTCAGCACTCTTTACAACTACGTTTCGGCGCTTATCCATCTTTCGTAACTCCGAGAGTAGGGGCCACGAAGCCCAATGTCTTTTAGGAAGACTCCCATTTTTTACCATCTCGGCCGCTAAAGAAAGCGCTTCCTCGTTCTTATCTAGCAGACAAAGTTTAGCAAGTTTCAAAGAACTATCGGCGGAAGAAGTATCTCATCTTTCGACGTCACCTCTTACATTTTCGAACTCCCCAAGAGCTTTAGCAGCAATCCAACCATTAACCATTATGGTTTGCTTTCCATAATCTCTTCGGAATTTCGTATGTGCGTATCTATCTGCTAAACGCCTAACTAGTGAGAATCGATTCAACTGAAGCATGTAATAAAGTCTGTTGGTAAGGTAATCCTCAAATGCCCCCTGGTCTTCTTCAGGGATTAGGGTATCTCCCAAGCTTACTAAGAGCTGAAAAGCAATGTCCAAAGTGGAGTCCGCGACATCGCGAATAAAACTATCACTTAATTGGATTTGCTCTCCTATTCCCGCTGACATATCAATCGTCTGTAATGCGTCGTACGTAGCTTTATCACAAATACCATTTGCATGAACAAATCTATTTCTCACGAGATAATAAACATTCATTTCATGATTTCGCCGATTATCTGGAAAATTACATCCTAATTTTTTGAGCGTCTCGATTTGATTAGTAAACGATTCTCCCATCTTTCGACGGACGTGTTCTTCTATGACGCGTGTTTTTATTTCTTCAGCTGATGACGTCGAGATTTCTTCCCAGGTATAACGGTGATCAGAGTCGTTCAGTAATTTCATGCTGTGATTCGTTCGTTCATAAATTAATGTCATCGACGATGCTATGTAAGCGTCCAGATCGCTGATGAGAGTAACGAGTAAAGAGTTGAGAAGAATGTTCTCTTCCGGGTACCTGAACAGTTCCTCGACCGTCTGGTTATCGACTAATGCGGCTTGAACTTCTTCCGGAAGATTGTTTAGATATTTCTCGAGTTTTTTGGCATTAGCCTTATGCTTTGCCAGCCCTGAATCTTCCATTTTTCTATCAATTTTCGATTGTAAACTGATGAACTGCTCTACTATCTTCTTTAAGTCATTCTTCGAATAATCGGGAAGAACATTGCGCATACCAGTAACAAAGCGACTCTCAAAATCACTTTCCATATTTTCTATGTGCTCCAAAAGATACAGGCTACTCTTCTGACGCAAGTAGAACCCGTAAAAAGTACTGACAATCGTATCTAATTCCGGGCTCTTTTTCTTAGGACTTTCATCTTTTTTCTTGGCAGGAACCGTATGGTTCCTTTTATTATGAGATTTACGTGACATCGTTCTCCGCCGTTCGATGGTCTTTTAACAATATTGTAATTATCGTCTTGATCTATCGAATTAAGAAAATCTCTCTAGGATGACAACCACTACCATGATTCGCATGAGCGACTATTCAAGCGCTGGCGAATACCGCCACAATCGTGAACAGCCCTCCGCGAGCATGGAGAAACGCCGCCTCGTACTCCTCGGCTACCTCATCGATTTGAAAGCCCACACTTCGCAAAGTCTTCGAAGAATGGCCTTGTCTGATATCGAGGCTCTGCGCGATCACCCGTCTCCGGATATGATTCGGTCTCTGGAACGCAAATGGGACCGTCAAGCAAAATGACTCCATCAATGAGCGCGACTTCCAATTCTTCGTCTGTCATAGGCTGATGATGGCACAATCTGAACGCTGACGCTCATCGACCGCAGTGGATTGTGGATATGTAGAAATCCCACCAGAATCCCACGAAAAACCCACAGGACTCTAAAAAACAAGCAAGATACGAAAGATACCCAAGATTGAAAGCGCCCGAGAAATGCCGTCAGGAGTAGGTCTAATCGCCTATCCCCTACTCCTGCTTAATTCTTGTTTTTTCGCGTCTGCGGGTTCGAGCCCCGCCCGGGGCACCCAAGATTCCCCAATGATTCCAACGCCTAAGCAGCAGTCTCCACCTCGAAATCCCACGAAAAACCCACAGGCGAATTCTCAAGCAGCAAATCATTCATAGACTCCCCCACCGCCGTCAGATCATCATCAAAGAGATCCGCATAGATATCCAAAGTCATCGCCGCGCTCGCATGCCCCAGCTGACGCTGCACCGCTTTGACGTTCGCACCGGACTTCACCATCAGTGATGCCGCAGTGTGACGAAGGTCGTGGATCGTCATGCGCGGGATTCCCGCTCGGTCGCAGGCGCTGGAGAACCAGTTGCTCCGGGTGCGCGGACCATCCACCTGCCGCATGAACCCTCCGGGCATCGTCCCGGTGAAGAGCAGATCCTCGGGCCCCTTGCCCTCCATCGCTTTCCGCAGTCCCTTGTCAAGCACCTTGGGGAACACGACGCTGCGGCTCTTCTTACCCTTCGTCGAGCCCTCGTCTATCTCTCCCCTGACCTGAGTGGCCGAGCCGCGTATCCTCATGCGGTGGCGTTTGAGGTTCACGTCCTTGACCCGCAGGCCGATGGCCTCTCCCCATCTCAGACCCACCAATCCGAGCACTAATATAAGAAGTGCCTTCGTGCCGCACTCACGTGCCAGGGAGAGCAGCTGCTCGCTCGTCAGATACACGTGGGCCTTGTGGTTCTTCTGCGGGTATTCCAATCCAGCCGCCGCGTTCTTGGCGACCATGTTCGAATCCATGGCGTCGTCGAGGATCCCCCGGAGCACCCCGGCCGCACGTTTGACGACGGTGGCGCTTTTCCCCTTGACGACGATCTCGCCAGCCGCATCCTTCTCATCGGTCGCCATTTTGGTGACCCACATCTGCACGTCGCTTTTCCTGATGTCGTTGACCTTGCGGGTCCCCCACGCGGGTTCCACGTGGTTCCGCCAAGCGCCTTCCACGTCATCGTAGTAGCTTGGGGCGAGGCTCATCTTCTTCTTCGCGAGCCATGCGGGGGCCAATCGAGCGACTTCGGTCTTCCCAGCAGCCGGATCAATGTATCCTCCGGTGAGCACCTCCACAGCGTGAATGGCGGCCCAGTCCTGCGCATCCTTCTTGCGCTTGAAACCGGATTTATCCGTGCTCTTCTTGGTACCGGGCTTCCGATAACGAACCCTATATAATAAGGACCCGCTTTTCGTTCGGTAGCTGACGATGCTCGCCATATGGGTGTGCTCCGCTCCCACCGGCTACACTAGGTAGCTGGTGATGTTGTTTCGCTAATTTTGGACAATGCGCGAATTGATTCACTAGGCCTCATAGGTGTTCCACCACCTGTGGGGCCGTTTTTTGTTTCTTAGTTGTCTTTCATCGTGCAGGAAGCGTTGGCGGATTGTCCCGTTGCTTCTTTCTGAACCTGTACTTTTCCGTCAACGGTGATCTTGCAGGACACCTTCACATCATCCGTTGCCTCGTAATCGGAGTTGGATACGCTCAGCGTCCAGACCTTCTTAGCGTCATCTCCGGTCAGTTCCTTCGTCCAGGTGTTGGAGAAGTCCGCGCTGCTGTTGGAGCCGTCCATGTCCATCCACATCGCATTGCCTTTGCTGGTGGCGGTGGCTTCGAGGATGACGGAGCTTGCGTTCGTCTTCCCGTCGGTCGTCTTCTCAAGGTCGTCCGAGGCTTTGTCGAGTGCTGCGCCCCAAGAAGCCTGCAGTGCTAGTGCGATGATCACGGCGAGGACGCTGGCCACGAGGCCTGCGACGGAGATGCCCATTCCACGGTGTTTGCTGTTCTTTCGGGTTCCGAAAACTGCGATGAGTGCCAGGATAGCGCCGATGATACCGAGGATGACGCTTCCGTTATTGACGATGGGGATGAAGCTCAAAAGAAGGGCGATCACACCTAATACGAGTCCGATGATACCCAACACACTTATCGGCTTCTTAACCGGTGGCTGCGCAGGAATCGGTTGTTGAGGCGTGGGAGTCTGAATTGGTTCTGTCATGATTCTCCTTATATATCTGTTCTCAATGGGTACTGCACAAATTCTTTAGTCCCGGATTCTCAACCAGAAAAGACTGATAATCCGTTAGGACTTGTTGTGTGACGTCGAGGTCGTCCGCGATGCGTGCTCGGTCTCCGTCGTACACGATTTCGAGCTGTTTGTATTCCTGCGGGTCGATGAGCAGTTTCGCTGTCATGCGGCGTGTGCGGCATTCGGCTTTGGCTTTGAGCACGTGGTCTCGGAATGAATCTCCGTACCTCCAGTGCACGAGCTCGTGACACAGCGCGCAGCGTTTCTGACGGTAGGTGGCTTTGCGTTCGATGAGGATCATGCGGCTCGAATCGTCGTACATTCCCCAGAGGTCATGCCCCAGATTCGCCTCGCTCTCCACGGCGATGCCTTCCACGTCGGCATAGTGTCGCATCTGCGCGTAGGACATATGAGGGGTGATGGCGAGGGCTGGATCAGGGCTCATCGATCTCACCTCTCTCCAGCAAAGCGGCCTTATTCTTATCCTCCAGAGCGGCGGTACCGATTCCTCCTAAATCAAGATTCCTCAGTGCCATCTTCTTGCGAACGTCAGTAGAAAGCTGCGAAACATCGATACGAGTCCGTGCCGAAGCTTGCTTGTAGATATCGATAGGTTCAAGACCAAGGGCGCTCGCGATGTTGTCGATGTCGGAGGTGTTGAAAGGAGCTTCGTAACGCATTCGCGTATACCAATAATTCGATGTGATGCCGGACTTCTCGAAAAACTCCAAGGCCGACATTCCATTTTCACCTAGAAGATCTCTGCAGGTATCAATGATCGCTCTGCTGGACTCTGTGACTTCGCTTTTCTTGCTCCTACCCATGTAAAAGAAATTACCCTAAATAGATACAAAATTCAACTTCCTACCTATTTAAGTTGACATGCTCTACCTAAATAGGTACAGTCATGGTGTCGAAGGGAAATCATGGACACCACAAAGCAAATTGCCTCAGGCCTCGCAGCCGAGCTGGCACGAGCAGGCCACACAAAAGGTGACCTAGCAGAACCACTCGGCCTCACCAGACAAACCATTTACTCCCGATTCGCAGGACACGGGTCATTCACCACAGACGACCTCGACCGCGCAGCCCACTACCTCAACATGACCTTCATGCAACTCATGCTCCGACTACTCCCAACAAAAGCAGAAACACCAGCGCTCGCGGATGGAGTCTCGAAATGAAGAGGAACTCTTGGGGTCTCGTGAACTGGCTTTTCATCATCGCCTGCGGCTGCGGCTTCGGTCTCATGACGGTGGGTAGCTATGACCACGATTGGCCGATGCTTCTCGTCGGTTTCGTGCTCATCAGCGGTTCGATCAGCGCCTATCTGGTGAGGGACGGCAAGAAAGCCTAGGCAAAAGAAAAGCCCCACGGGAATGGGGCTTCGAAAAAGGAATTACAAGAGAAAGGATACACCGTCATGACCGCAATCGTCCAGCAGAGCATTGATGATCTGCTCACTGATGGTGCGCGTAGAAGCGACCCGGACACGAGCAAGATCGCCGCTCGCCGCGTGAACCGCAAGAACGGTCAACGCATCGTCCTCGAAGCGTTCGCTTGGGCATACAGGCACGGGCAGAAGGCCATCAACGAGGAGACGTTGAACACCATCGTCTTCGAGAGACTCCCCTACTCGGAGGTCGACATCAAGCGTGATTCACCACGCAAGCGTCGCTCCAATCTCGAGGAGAGGGGCCTCATCGAAGCCACGGGGAAGAAGGCCAGGAACGTTGGCGGTTCTCAAATGGGCTTGTACCGGCTCACCGACAAGGCCGTCTCGATTCTCCACGAGGAGGGTCTGCTATGAACCTCGACGAGATCCTACCGAAGCAGCAGAAGCGTTTCAACAGTCGGGAACTGTCGGAGGCGTTTGGTCAGACGGCAACGTTTTTCGACAACGCACGTTTCAGCGACAAGGGTCCGAACTTCATCAAGCTGGGCGACGACAACAAAAGCCGCGTGGTGTACCTGCGCAGCGACGTCGAAGCCTGGGCCAAAAACCACTACCACGTCACGGAGGACATGCGATGAGGAGACCACGCTTCTACAAGCCCATCGATGGACATGAGCAGATGCAGGCCACGTTGAGGGATTTCAGCACCGAGACCGTGTCGGTCCTCACGATGAAGAGGCTCTTCCAACGCCTGGTGTGCAGGAAGACGAACAATCTGCGCTTCTACTATCCCCCGTCGTTGGAGTCCATCACCTATTCCCCTGTCTCGGAGACCATGTTCGCCTCCGTACCGTATCTCAACCTGAAGGAATCGAAATGAGCAAGGGCATTCCCGTCACCATCATCGGCAATCTGACGGCCGACCCGGAGCTGCGCACCATCGCCAGCGGTGCTTCGGTGGTGAACTTCACCATCGCGCAGACCGACCGCTCCTACAACAAACAATCCCAGCAGTACGAGGACGGCGACACCGTGTTCCTGCGCTGCTCCGCATGGCGTCAACTGGCCATCAACATAACGCAATCCCTCACCAAGGGCATGCCAGTCATCGCCCACGGTGGTCTCTCTCAACGCTCCTATCAGACGCAGAGCGGGGAGAACCGGACTGTGATGGAGCTGCAGGTGGATTCGATAGGCCCGAACCTCACCGCCTCAACGGCGGTGGTCACACGCACCAAGCGCGGTGAGACCCCTGCTTATTCAGCGCCTTCGGCACCTGTATCGAATTTCGTTCCACCCGACACGGACATGAATCAGGACCCCGATTTCTCGGGGTTCGCGGCATGAGGGACATGGAGGAGTCGATGGCACATATCTTCAGGAGACTGCGG